GTCAATCTAATCTACCACCGACTCCGACCCCAACCCCGAGTAGAAGTGGTGTTGGACCGGCAAATACTCCCGACAGACAAACATTGTCAACTGCAAGTCAAACAAACGGTGCAACATTTAATGTAAGTTATGGTCCTCAAGGTGTATTAACAGGAAACTTTGTTGTGACCACAGCATCTTTACAAAACTCATATCCTGCGGTGGTTACTATTAGAAACGGATCACAAATAATACAGGTTGCTCAGTTTGTAGTTGGACCCACAGGTGGAACATTTATATCGAACCAAAACGGGTACAATGATTCTCTACCGTTAATTGCTACTCAATCACAAAACTCAATAACATTCTTGGTAACGGTTCAAACACCCACACCATACACCTTTACTTATTATATTCCGATTAATTCGTTGTAATAGTATATTTATTAAGAAAAAACTATTATGGATTTAAATAATATGTTAAACCAATATTTGGGTAAACAAGCCAGAATCTCTCAAAGAGATAATGGTGATGGTACAAAAGAAGTTTGTGATTTAGACACAGGGGACTGTTACGTTGTTAGAGAACGTGATGGACTTATCGAAAGAGCCGGACATCAACACACTACAAACAGAAGAGTTCGTGTTGAGACTCCACAAGGAATTAAACAACTCTTAAACGGTTAAGAAGATGAGTATCGATAAGAAAATTCTCAAGGAAATTGAGAGACACCACAGAATAAACAAGTATATCACAGAACAAGAGGCGGGTGCCCCTGCTATCGATGTACCCGAAACTCCTATAGGAGCACCAGCGGCGGCTGAAATACCCGCAGTTGCAGAAGTTCCCGCAGGACCACCTCAAAAGTTAGACGTTGAAGCAGACACAGAAGTTGAAAAGATAGACGACGAAGGTGCTTCATCTGAAGGAAAAGAAGAACTTGAGGTTACCGATTTGGTGAAGTCGCAAGAAAAAATGGAAAAGAAACAAGACGAATATTTTAATACCTTGTTTGGATACATTACAAATCTCGAATCAAAATTGGGGGAAATGGATCAAGTTATTGACAGATTGAATTCGATCGAAACAAAAATTGAAAAGTACAGAGAGAAGACCCCACAAGAAAAACTTGAACTAAGATCTTTAGACTCAGGACCTTTTAATCAAAAACTTACAGATTTTTTCGAAGACAAGAAAGAAGATTTTGAAAAAGGAGGTAAACACGAATACATACTTACGTCCGACGAAGTACAAGACATCAATCCGGCAGAAATTAAAAAAACATTTATGCCGACAGATGAAAAGTATAAGTTTTGACTTTTATGAAAAAATGACTATTATTAGGGTTGTGGGAAACCACGACCCTTTTTTAATTCCTATTTGACTATTAAACAAATTTGAACTATTTTTGTATCAACTATTAACTAATATTTATTTTCTATGAGCTCATTAGACGCAGTACTTGCACAATACGAACAGGCACAACGTTCATCAGGTGGTGGACAAGGCCAAATGTCTTCAGAAGAAAGAATGAAGAAATACTTCGCTCTTATCTTGGATGACAAATCAAACTCGGGCACTCGCCGTGTCCGTATCCTCCCAACTAAAGATGGGAGTTCACCATTCAAAGAAGCTTGGTACCACGAAATTCAAGTTGGTGGTAAGTGGCAAAAGTTTTACGATCCAGGTAAAAACGACAACGAACGCTCTCCTTTGAATGAAGTTTATGAAGAACTTATGATGACTGGTAAAGAGTCTGACAAGGAACTTGCTAAGCAATACAAATCTCGTAAGTTTTACATCGTAAAGGTTATTGATCGTGACCATGAGGAAGATGGTGTAAAATTTTGGCGTTTCAAACACAACTACAAGAACGAAGGTATCTTGGACAAAATCATACCTATTTGGAGAAATAAGGGTGATGTCACTGATCCTGAAAAAGGTCGTGATTTGATCATCGAACTCACAAAGCAGAAGACACCTAAGGGGGCGGCATACACCACGGTATCAACCATTATGTATGATGATCCAGCACCTACTCATGAGGATCCTAAGATCATGAAAGTGTGGGTTGACGATGAAATGACTTGGTTGGATGTTTACTCCAAAAAACCCGTTGAGTATTTGGAAGCTATCGCTCGTGGTGAAGTCCCACGTTGGGATACTGAAAAGGGTGGTTATGTATATGAAAATAATGAAACCGCAACCGAATCTTTTGGTGGATCATCTTCCTCATCATATGTTGACCCACAAGCAAACTCACCTGTAGACGAAGATCTACCATTCTAATCTTGATGGTGCGGGCATTGTCCGCACCATTTTTTATTTTTTCTATTATGGCAATAAAAAAACAAAATGACTTCGGTTCTATAAAGAAGAAGTTCTCAACTTCTGCTAAGTACAAACCACAACGATTCTTCGATTGTGGTGAAGAGTTCTTGGACGCGGTTGGACTTCCTGGTCCTGCGATCGGGCACATTAATATGTTCTTGGGTCACTCTGACACGGGTAAGACAACTGCGATGATTAAAACTGCGGTGGATGCTCAAAAGAAAGAAATTCTTCCTGTGTTTATCATCACCGAACAAAAGTGGAGTTTTGAACACGCTCGACTAATGGGACTTCAATGTGAAGAAGTGGTTGACCAAGAAACAGGAGAATTGGATTGGGATGGATTTTTTATCTTCAATAACAACTTTTCGTACATCGAACAAATCACCGATTACATTAACGATTTGTTGGACGCTCAAGAGAAGGGTGAGTTGGATTACAGCTTGTGTTTTTTGTGGGACTCCGTGGGTTCTGTTCCGTGTAAGATGACCTATGAAGGTAAGGGTGGTAAACAACATAACGCTTCGGTGTTGTCTGACAAGATTGGTATGGGTATCAACCAACGTATTTCGGGTTCACGTAAAGCGGACTCTAAGTTCGAGAATACTCTTATCATTGTTAACCAACCTTGGGTCGAACTCCCCGACAATCCGTTTGGTCAACCCAAAATCAAAGCCAAGGGTGGAGAGTCTGTATGGCTCAACTCTTCTTTGGTGTTCTTGTTTGGTAATCAAAAAGGTGCTGGTACCACCAAGATTACCGCTACCAAGGACAAGCGCACTGTGAAGTTCGCCTCTCGTACCAAAATTTCTGTTATGAAGAACCACATCAATGGATTGGGTTACGAAGACGGAAAGATAATTGTCACCCCCCACGGTTTTTTAGCTGGTAAGGAAACTACTGAAGAGAAGGCTTCGATTGAGGCTTACAAGAAGGAGTACTCTGACTATTGGAAGGAAATCATTGGTTCGGATGGTGACTTTGTGTTGAAGGAAGAAAAGGAAGAAAATTAATTTTCTTTTTGTGAAAACACTTCTTGTTGATGGAGACAATCTATTCAAAATCGGATTCCACGGAGTCAAGGACTTATTCGTGGAAGGAAATCACATCGGGGGTGTTTTCCACTTTCTCAACACCCTTAGACGGCAATTGGAACAAAACGAGTACGACAAGATTATCGTCTTTTGGGACGGAATCGAAAACTCAATCCAACGTCGTGAATTATATCCTCAGTACAAACTGAATCGTAGGAATGATATGAACGAGTCAAAACTCGAGTCATATTATTCTCAAAAGAAACGAACTAAGGAGTACTTGGAGGAATGCTTTGTCCGACAAGTTGAAGTACGTCAGAATGAATCTGATGACCTTATTGCCTATTATTGTAGTATGGCATCTGATGAAGAAAAAATTGTTTTTTCTTCCGATAAAGATTTGCTTCAACTTGTTGACAAAACAACATCAGTTTTTTCACCAATAAAAAAAGAAATGTATAACTTTGGGGACAAGGTTAAAATGGGGGATTTTTATATCCCTCATGATAACGTATTGACCATCAAAATTTTGATGGGAGATAAGTCCGATAATATTGATGGAATTAAATTATTAGGTGAGAAAACTTTTGTAAAATTTTTCCCTGAGGTTCTTGATATCAAACTTTCTTTTGATGATATTTTGACCAAGACAAAAGAATTGATAAAAGAAAACAAAGATGTTGTCTTAAGAAATATTTTATCAGGTGTAACTAAAAACGGAGAACTAGGTGAAGAATTTTACGTAACAAACCAAACCATTGTGGACTTGAAAAATCCACTTATCTCTGAAGAAGCCAAACAAATCGTTGAACAATATTATAGTGAAACTTTGGACCCTGAGGGTAGAGGTTTTAGAAACATTATTGTTATGATGACTGAAGATGGATTCTTCAAATATCTACCAAAAGATGACGAGGCTTTTGTAGATTTTTTAAAACCTTTTATGAAACTAACTCGTAAAGAAAAACGAAAATTTAATCAACAAAATCAAACACAATTATGAAAGAAGAATCCGTAATTAAAATGGAGTTCCTTTTGACTCTGAATGAAAACATCGTTGTTCAGAGATTTTATAATGTCCGTAACTATAACCCCAAAGCACGTCGCTCAGTTCAACTCAGTGAGTTGATGAAAGATATCGAATACACTTTGGTTTATGACCTTAAAATGAAAACGGTCATGTATATGTTGGACAATCAAGACTCAATTTTATTGGACCCAGACTTGATGAATACCTCCAACACGGACGGTCCTGAGAATTTTAATATGTATGTCAAAATTTCCGATGAAACAATTTTTCACAGAATTTTCGACGGAAAAATGTTCCCCCCAAAAGTAAGATATACGGTTGACGTACGTCCCAGCTTGAAAAACATTTTGAAAGGTTTGACTGACACTTTTTCATCTGAACATTTAACGTACGACCTGTTAGGATATGACCTTTCTCGGTAATATTTAATTGATACACGCGACTCTATGAATAAGAATTTTGACTATCTCGGCAATACATTCCAACTACAACTAATTAACCAAATCATTACAGACAAAGAGTTCGCACAGTCCATTATTGATGTTTTAGAAGCTTCCTATTTTGACAACAAATACTTTAAGTTGATTGTCCAAATGGTCCGTGAATACCACGGAAAATACCAGTCCTCACCCAACTTTGAAACCTTGGAACAAATTGCCAAGACGGAGATTTCTCAAGAACTAGCCTTGAAGATTGTTATTGACACAATCAAACAAGTTCAAGAGGCACCGTTTGAAGGAGTTCCTTTTGTTCAAGAAAAAGCCCTTAAGTTCTGTAAACAACAAGAACTTCAAAAGGCAATGAACAAAGCCCAAAAAATTATCGACCAAGGAGATTTCGAATCCTACGATGCCGTTGAAGGTATGGTAAGAGAAGCACTCCAAGTTGGGGAGAGAGATACTGGTACTACCGACATCTTCTCTGGTTTGGACGATGTACTAAATGACGATTTTAGACATCCAATTCCAATCGGTATTGATGGTATTGACCGTCTTCTTAAAGGAGGTTTGGCTAAAGGAGAAATTGGTGTAATATTGGCTCCTACGGGAGTTGGTAAAACCACATTAATGACCAAGATTGCCAACACCGCTTTTAACATGGGGTATAATGTCTTACAAATTTTCTTTGAGGACAACCCAAAGATTATTCAAAGAAAACATTTTACTATATGGACTGGTATTGAACCAGATAACTTGGCAACAAGAAAAGAAGAGGTAATTGATAAAGTGGAGGAAATTAAAAACACGATGCCAAACAAACTTATTCTCAAGAAACTTCCGTCAGATACAATGACAATGAATCAGATTAAGAATCAGGTACGTAAGATGATTGCTGACGGAACAAAGGTTGACCTGATTACTTTGGACTACATCGATTGTGTGGTTCCCGACAATCTTAAAACCGACGAGTGGAAGGCTGAAGGTTCAGTTATGAGACATTTCGAAGCGATGTGTCACGAACTTGGACTTGCAGGATGGACAGCAACACAAGGTAATCGTAGCTCAATTTCTTCAGAAGTTGTTACCACTGACCAAATGGGTGGTTCAATCAAAAAGGCTCAAGTTGGAC